ATCATGGAGCAGGAAATTGGACGCTACAACAACGAGTATGTGAAGCAGAACCGTGCAATGGGTGAACTTGGGCATCCCGAAGGCCCAACCGTCAACCTAGAGCGCGTGTCTCACATCATCAAAAATCTGTCCGTGGACGGCAAGCAGATTATTGGTGAAGCCAAGATCATGGACACCCCCTACGGCAAGATTGTAAAGAATCTGATTGACGAAGGAGCCAAACTAGGCGTTTCTTCTCGTGGCATGGGCAGTCTCAAGGAACAGGATGGAGTCAATGTGGTGCAAGAGGACTTCATGCTTGCAGCAGTGGATGTGGTGGCTGATCCCTCCGCACCCAATGCGTTTGTTAACGGTATCATGGAAGGCAAGGAATGGATTTGGGACAATGGGGTTCTCAAGCCTGTAGTGATTGAAAACTACAAAAAGATCATCAAAAAAACCTCATCTCGTCGCTTGGAAGAGCAAGCAATCCACCTGTTCAAAGACTTTATCTCAAAACTCTGAAGCGTCTACATATTCTAAAGGAGAACTCCAGTCATGGCTAACGAAAACATTGAAGATGTCATCAAGAAGGTAATTCTAGGCGAAGGTTTCCTTGCGGAAAACCCCGAACCCACCGAAGAACCCACCGAAGCCCAAGAGGGTGAGGACGAGGTTGTTGAGGAAGAGGTTGTGGAGGAAGAGTACGAAGGCGAACTAGAAGAAGCCAAGGAAGAAGATGAAGACGAGTCAGAGGACGAAGAGTCTGAAGACGAGGACGAAGAGGAAGAGGAAGACAAGCCCATGAAGAAGTTCTCTTTCAAGAAGAAGGAAGTCAAGGAAGCCGCCTCTGACTACGCATCTACCGACATTAGTCACGATGCTAACAAGAAGGGTGCTAAGATTCCAGAGCCGCACAACGCAAACGCTGGCAAGAACATGGCTACCATCAAGGCTAAGAAGAGCGATGCCAACGGCAAGGTAGAGAAGCCCTCCATGAAGGAGAGCATTGAAACCTTGTTCGCTGGCAAGGAACTAACCGAAGAGTTCAAGACCGAAGCCGCTACCTTGTTTGAGGCTCACCTTGCGTCTCGCGTTGACGAGATTGAGGAAGAGATTCAAGCCAAGTACGAGACTCTACTAGAAGAGCACACTCTCGCCGTCACCGAAGAAATGGTTGAGCGTATTGATGAGTACCTCAACTATGTGGTGGAAGAGTGGATGCAGGAGAACCGTCTGGCTGTCAGCAACGGTCTTCGCACCGAGATCACCGAAGGATTCATTGAGCGTCTCAAGGGCGTGTTTGCCGAGTCGTACATTGAAATCCCCGAGGAGAAACTTGATCTGTTTGAGTCCACTGTTGAGGACTACGAGAGCCTCAAGAGCGAACTAGACGGTCAGGTTGCCAAGAACATGGAGATCAACGAAGAGTGCGAACAACTCCGTTGCGAACTCCTGTTCCGCGAAATGGCTGAAGGACTAACCGACACCGAGATTCAAAAACTACGCGATCTAGCCGAGAGCGTTGAGTTTGAGTCCGTAGAGCAGTTTGCCGAAAAACTCTCTGTTCTCCGCGAGAACATTGAGAACATTGGTAGCACCGCCACCGAATCTGCCGAAGAAGAGACTCTAGAAGAGTCCTACGAGGAAGGTTCTGAATCTTCTCCGCTCATGGAGGCTTACCTCAAGTCCATGAGCAAGAGCAAGGACTAAATTTCACTTTTTCAATTCACACTTTCCAGTCAATTCCGACTGTTAAACAACCAAAGGAGTCACTATCATGGAAGACAAGATGCTAACCGAACACGCTCTCCGCAAGTGGAAGCCTGTTCTAGACCACGCCGACATGGCTGCAATTGCAGATCCCCATCGTCGCGCCGTAACTGCCACCCTCCTAGAGAATCAGGAGAAGGCAATCAAGCAGCAGATGCTAACCGAAGGCCCAACCAGCAACATGAGTGGAACCGGCGTTGTGGGTGGCGCGGGCGATTCGTCTGCTCAAATTCAGGGCTACGATCCAATTCTAATCCAGTTGGTTCGTCGCGCTATGCCCAACCTAATGGCATACGACATCTGCGGCGTTCAGGCTATGTCGGCTCCGACAGGCTTGATCTTTGCAATGCGTACCAAGTACGCCACCACTACTGACGGTGGTGCTCTTGGTGCAGAAGCCATGTTCAACGAACCACAGGTTGCGTTCTCGGGCGTTACTTCTAACAACTCCAACGCTGGTAGTGTCGGTCGAACTGCCGCAGGTTCAACATTCGCTGCTTTCTTTGTTGATCCGTTTCTTGGTTTGCCTGGACTTAATGATCCCGCCGCTGCTAGCGGTGTTGGCATGACTAGCGGTTCAGGTTTCAACACCTCTGCTGGCGAAGGTTTGAGTCCTGCTCAGATGGCATTCACCATTGAGCGCGTAGCCGTAGAAGCCCGTACTCGTGCTCTTGCTGCTTCGTACTCGGTGGAATTGGCTCAAGACCTTAAGGCTGTTCACGGTCTAGACGCTGAAACCGAACTCGCCAACATTCTCAGCACAGAAATTCTGTCTGAAATCAACCGCGAAGTGGTTCGTACCGTTTATCGTAGCGCAAGACTCGGAGCACAGCAGGGCGATCTGTACTACAAGACTGTTCAAGGTGGTTTGAGTGGTTCAGCCACAGTAGGTGGCGTATACGATCTCATTCAAGACTCTGACGGTCGTTGGAGCGCGGAAAAGTTCCGTGGTCTAATGTTCCAGATTGAGCGCGAGTGCAACCAGATCGCAAAGGATACCCGTCGCGGTAAGGGCAACTTCATCATCTGCTCGGCAGATGTTGCTTCAGCCCTCGCAATGGGTGGATTCCTGAACATCAGCCCCGCGCTGAATGTCAGCCTTGATGTGGACGATACCGGCAACACCTTTGCTGGTACTCTAAACGGCAAGGTCAAGGTGTACATTGATCCGTACATCGACACCGCTGCCACTAGCGGTTCTAACTTTGTCTGTGTAGGATACAAGGGAACCAGCCCATACGACGCTGGTATCTTCTACTGCCCCTATGTCCCGCTACAGATGATGCGCGCCGTTGATACTAACTCCTTCCAGCCCAAGATCGCGTTCAAGACCCGCTACGGCATGGTTGCGAACCCCTTCGCTGAAGGCGTAAATGTTGGTAGCGGCGCACTCACCGCCCGCACCAACCGTTACTACCGCATCTTCCGCGTAGATAACCTACACGGCGTAGCGTCGTAATAGTCACAGTAACCTGAAGACTTGGGGGAGAGGCTCAAACCTCTCCCCCTTTTCTTTTGGTGTCTAAATACTTACACATGTCAATACCCTACAATTTTACAGATATTGAAGAGGGGATTCTAGACAGATACCCTCAATACATGAATCCGCTGCTGCCGACCTACTATCGGTTTACTGTTAGTCGGCTTCCCAAGGTATCGTATTTTTGTCAAAGCGTGTCGTTGCCCACTATCACCATGAGTGAAGTGATTATGCCCACGCCGTTTGTTCAAATATCCAGACCGTCCAAATTAGACTTTGACGAACTAACCATTGGTTTTGTGGTGGACGAGGCTATGGGTAATTGGCTTGAACTGTATAATTGGATGCGGTCTGTGACCAATGTGGAAAACTACGACGAGTTCCGCCCCGTGAACACCCATGTAGCCACAGCCAATCTGATTATTTTGAATTCCAAGAAGAATCCCAAATTGAATGTGACATTCAACGACATCTATCCACGCAGTCTATCGGCTATAGACTTTAACTCTGCGGTGGTTGATCCAGAGCCGTTTATTGCAAACTGCACTTTCAAATACCGCAGTTACGAAATAGAGACTCTCTAATATTTTTATTTGAGTGGACAAGTACGACCGCTTGACTTCCATAGAATCTCGTGTATACTCCTCAAACGGAGATTTGTTTATGACCCTAGACGACATTCGCAAAGAGTTGGAGCGGGACACCCGTATTGACGATTCGGCACTAGACACCGAATCGCTACGCATTCCACAACTCCACAACAAGTACATGAACTTCTTGTTGGAAGAACGCCTCATGTTTGCCAAGTACGAAAACGAGGTGGCTGTGGTTACTCGTGACAAGTGGGAGTACTATACAGGCAAGAT